TCCACATCCTGCATGGCAACGCAGATGCCGCCGCGTGGGCAGATGCCGCGCTGGAAATCTTGCCCAAGTATGAGATCACAACGGCAAATCGTATCGCTGGCTTCTTCGCCCAATGCGGCCATGAAAGCATGTCGTTCAAAGTGCTAAGCGAGAACCTGAATTACAAAGCGGAGACGCTGGAAAAGCTGTTCAGCAAATACTTTTCCAAGGCTGGCCGGAATGCCGCCGATTATGCCAAGCAGCCTGAGAAGATTGCCAACGTCATCTATGCCAGCCGCATGGGTAATGGCGACACGGCAAGCGGCGATGGCTATCGCTTCCGCGGGCGCGGCGCAATCCAATTGACCGGGCGCGACAGCTATACTGCGTTTGGAAAAAGCGTTGGCATGTCGCCGGAGCAGGTGATCGACTATGTGCAGACCAAGAAGGGCGCACTGGAAAGTGCGTGCTGGTATTGGAACAGCCGCAAGATCAACATCGCCTGCGACGAGGGCGACATCGTCAAGATGAGCAAGCTAGTCAATGGCGGGACCATCGGCCTAGAAGACCGCCGCAAGCACTATGAGCAGGCGCTGGCTGTTCTGGGCGGTGCTGTGCCAGCGCCGATTGCGCACGCGGCAGAGATCCCTGGCGTACTCAAGAAGGGGTCCACCGGCGACGCAGTCAAGCGGATGCAGGCCGAGCTGGGGCTTGAGGATGACGGGGTGTTCGGGCCTGGCACGGAAGCGGCTGTCAAAAAGTGGCAATCTGCTAACGGATTGGCTGCTGATGGCATTGTCGGTCCGAAGACATTGGCTAAATTGCTGGCTTAGACTATACTCTCGGCGACAGGAGAAAAGCATGTCACTCATTCCGCTACAGATCCCGCCGGGTATTTTCCGCAACGGCACGGAGTTTCAGGCCAGCAACCGTTGGCGTGATGCTAATCTGGTTCGCTGGATTGACGGCACGATGCGCCCGGTCGGCGGATGGCGGCTGCGTGACACGGTCGGTACGACGGCTCCCAGAGCGGCCCTAGCTTGGCAAGATTTGTCAGGCGACCAGCGTTATGCGGTTGGCTTTCACAACGCGCTAAAGACTGTCAACGCCTCTGGCACAATCACTGACATTTCTCCGACTGCTTTGGTGACGGGCAACCTTACGGCAGCCGTAAACGTCGGCTACGGCGGTGGGTTTTACGGATCTGCAACCTACGGCACGCCGCGTGCTGACAAGGGTAACTATTCCGAAGCCACGACGTGGGCACTAGACAACTTCGGCCAAAACTTGGTTGCCTGCTCGGTGGCCGACGGCAGACTTTTGGAATGGACACTTAACCCGGCCAACGATGCCGTCGTCATCACCAATGCGCCGACGTCAAATAAATCCTTGGTTGTCACCGGCGAGCGTTTCCTGTTCGCGCTGGGAGCCGGTGGCAATCCTCGCAAGGTGCAATGGTGTGACCGCGAAAGCAACACGGTATGGACGCCTCTGACCACGAATGAAGCCGGTGACATTGAGTTGCAGACATCCGGCCAAATCATGCTGGGGATCAAGACACGCGGGCAGACTTTGATCTTGACCGATCAGGATGCGCACTCGGCAACCTATCAGGGTCCACCGTATGTTTACGGGTTTGAACGTGTCGGATCGGCCTGCGGTGTTATCTCACGCAAGGCTGCAGTTGCCGTGGATGAGGGTGTCTTCTGGATGGGTAAGCGCGGGTTCCACCTTTACGCCGGTGGAGCCGTGCAGGATGTGCCAAGCGAAGTTGCCGACTATGTTTTCAACGACATGAACATCGCGCAAGTATCTAAAATCTTTGGCGTGGCAAACCAACAATTTAACGAAATTTGGTGGTATTACCCGTCGGAAGCGTCAAACGAAATTGACAGCTATGTAGCCTTTAACTACGCCGAACGGCATTGGACTATTGGCAGCTTAGTGAGAACCGCCGGCGTCGACAGCGGCGTGTTCCGCAATCCAATTTTGTTTGGGTCTGACGGGAAATCCTACGATCACGAAACTGGTCTTGCCGTCGATGACGCCGACATCTTTGCCGAAAGCGGGCCGATCAGCTTGGGCAATGGCGACCAAGTTTTGTCTGCAACTAAGCTGATCCCAGACGAGGCAACCCAAGGCGACGTGACGGCTACCTTCAAGACAAAATTCTACCCCAATGACACCGAACGGACTTACGGACCCTTCACGATGGCTAACCCCGTCAGCGTGCGGTTCACCGGGCGGCAGATCAAAGTGCGGGTCGACGGTGCGCGGCTTGCCGATTGGCGGGTTGGCATCATGCGGCTTGACGCAACAGCCGGTGGCCTGCGGTGAGTTTAGGGTTTACACCACCACCCGTAACGTCGGATCTGCAATACTGGGCGCAAAATATCGTTGCCTATCTGCGGCGCACGGCTTCACGGTTGCAGTTTAAATCTGCCACCGCGTCTGCCACCGAGGATGGCGTGATTTTGTGGGATGCTGTCGCCGGCTATCCTATCGTCAGCAAGAGCGATACTTGGCGTCAGATTGTTTTGGCGGATGGGACTGCCGTCTTTAACCAAGACGTAGACATCACGGCGGCGGCTATAAACACGGCTTACAAAATTGCGCTTGATGTTGTCAGCGTAGATGCGATCACCTTGACGGGGTCGCCGGCCACCGAAATCACGTTTCAAGAGGGTGGCCTTTATTTAGTTTCGTTTACGGCTCAGATTACCAGCACGACGGCCAGCACGGTTGAATTTAGGTTTTGGCCTCGACTGAATGGCACAAACGTGGCTGGGTCGACTATCGTTGCCAGCCTGCACAACAACGGGTCGACCACTGTCGTGTCTCGGTCGGCAATCTTTGATCTTAATGCCAACGATGTTTTGAATGTGATGTGGGCTACGAACAGCACCAACGGATATTTGGAGGCCCACGCTGCCACCGCCTACGCACCGGCATCTCCATCCGTCACGCTGGCAATCACAAGGGTCAGGGCGTGAATATCATAGAGGCCAACCGCAAGCACATCGAGGCCGCGTTGGAATACAGCGGCGGAACGCATAATTTTGAAGACGTTGCCAAGGCTATAAACGATGGCATCATGCAACTATGGCCGGCATCTAACTCTGCCGCCGTGACAGAGATCATCCAATATGCTAGAAAGAAAGTGTTGAATGTGTTTTTGGCCGGCGGTGATCTGCAAGAGATCATGGGCGGGCTGGATGCGGCGACCGAGTGGGCCAAGGCGCAGGGATGTGAAAGCATCACACTTTATGGCCGCAAGGGTTGGGAACGGGTTTTAGACAGTCACGGGTTTAAGCCGGTGATGGTTGTCTTGGAGAGGAAGATATAATGGCTGGCAGCAACAAGACGACGACGGCTAACACGGTTCCGGCCTACTTGCAGGAAGCTAGTAAGGGTTTGGTAAGCCGAGCGACAGGTGTATCTAACATCGGTTACACGCCGTATTACGGGCCTGACGTTGCTGCCATGACGCCGGCACAGATTGCTGCCATGCAGGGGACAAATACAGCCGCATCGGCTTTTGGCCTGCCAACGGTAGACCCCATGGCCGGAATGCCAACCGCCACAAACTACGGTGGCATAAACGCATACTCGTCCGGCACTGGCTACGAAGCCGCCTTGGCTGAATTGAAGGCACGTTTCCCCGCACAATTCGCCGCCATCATGTCGCAGTTTATTGACCCCATTACGGGCCTAATGGCTGGGGCAAGCAATACGGCACAATCTTCTTCACCATCTATGCCGCAGATTGTTGCATCATTGATGAACCCGTCAGGAAGCGGCGGTGGTGGCGGATACACTGGTGGCGGATCTGGCAGCGGCGCGGGATATACCAGCATTCGAGATATGTATGACGGCGGCGGCCCCGGAAAGAGCGGGTCAACTTTCTCTGGCGGACCGCTTTCCAATGCGGCTAACAAAGCTGGAATTTCTCCGGCAGAATCCTCGTCGTCTAAGTCGACCGGCGGCAGCAACGCAACACGGAGATAATCATGTCAGGTTCAGCAAATCCGAGTGGTGCGGTTACGCCGGTTACGCCAATGCCAAATCTGCCAGCGCCTGTTATGGGGATGCCGCCGGCAGTTACGCCCATGCCGGCAGCGCCGACATATTCCGCACCGGCCAGCACCGGCCCGAACGTCTACACCACGGCCAGCAACCTGTATAATCGGGCGGCTGCGGGTCCGAACATCAACCAATTCTTTAACCCCTACACCAGCGCGGTAACTGATACGACTATGCAGGGACTTGAGCGCCAACGTCAGATGCAGTTGAATGACATTGGCGCACAGGCGGGCCGTGCCAACGCATTCGGCGGATCTCGGCAGGGTGTGGCCGAGGCTTTGACCAATGAAGCCTTCGCACGTCAGGGAGCCGAAACGCTGGCTAACCTGAACCAACAAGGGTTCAACACGGCGTTGACTGCGGCTCAGGGTCAGCAAACCATGCAATCCAACCTTGCAAACCAAGGCTTCGGATTTGGCAACGTAATCGGCGCACAGCAAACCGCGCAGGGTCAGGCCCAACAGCAGACCAATCAGGCCTTGATTGATGCCATCAAGGCTCAATACAGCGGCTTCACGGGTCAACCTACCAACGCGATGTCCGGCCTGATTGCCGCACTTAACGCCGCTGGCATGGGTCAAGGCACGACGACGCAGACGCAGAAAAATAATCCGGGTCTGCTGAATATCATCGGCGGTCTGGCCGCGCTTTAATCTGGGGACGCAAATGGTCGATTACCGCGAAGAGGCAAGGAAAGCCGCCCTAGAGTTTGGGCTGGACCCAGATATATATGTTGCATTGATCCAGCAGGAAAGCGGGTTTAACCCTAATGCCCAAAGCCCCAAAGGCGCATTTGGCTTGGCTCAACTTATGCCCGGCACAGCTTTGGATCTGGGTGTCATGCGGACCGACCCGATTGATAACCTTCGCGGCGGTGCAAAGTATCTTCGTGAGCAGTACGATGCGTTTGGTCAAGACTATCGGCTGGCCTTGGCGGCATACAATGCTGGCCCCGGCAACGTGAGAAAACACGGCGGCATTCCACCGTTTGCAGAAACGCAAAACTATGTAAGCCGCATTCTGGGAACGCCGCAGACGGTCAACACGCAGTTCGGCAACACACAGCAAGGAGCGCCAGCAGTGGAACAAAATGCACAACCGCAGCAAAAGGGCATCCTTAGCTTTATCACAGATCCAGAAAAGCGTGCCAAACTTGGGCTGGTCCTGAGCAGCCTCTCCACAACACCGAATGCCGGCGTCCAACAGATGCTGACCAACAAGATTGCTGGATTTGAAGACACGCGGACAAAGAACAAGACGGTTGAATGGCTTACGTCAAGGAACCGCAGCGATCTAGCTGAGGCTGTATCCGGCGGCATGCTTTCGCCGAAGGATGCGGTGGCAGAGGTTGTAAACGCATCAACCGCCGCAGACGACCCTGCAGCATTCCGTTCGCTTGATATGACAGCACGCGCCGGCGGATTGGTTCCTCAATCTGAGGGCGGCGATGGCAGATATGAAGAGTTTATGCTTACGTCTGGCGCTGGCCTTCGTGCTGGCGCTGCCACAGAGGCTAAACTTGGGGCGACTAATGCTGCTAACGCTCCTGCGGCAAATGCCATATACAACGCGCTTGAGTTCCAAGTAAACGACTTGCTAAATGATCCGTATCTACCTGCAATGCTTGGTCCAGTTCAAAGTAGATTGCCAAACATGTCGGCTGATGCTGCCCGCGTCCAAGCAAAAATGGACCAAATTTCTGGCGGTGCATTCTTGCAAGCCCGCCAAATGCTTAAAGGTGGCGGTCAGATCACAAACTACGAAAGTGATCGTGCAGAAAAAGCATTCATTCGTATGAGTGCCGCTCAGAATGAACCAGACTTCCGCAAAGCTATGCTAGACTTTTTGGATGCAGTTAAACTTGGCTTGCCGAAGTTAGAGGGTGCTGCACCTGCGGCTGGCGCAGCACCTCAGTCTGGGATTATTGCACCATCTGGCATAACCACCTTGACCTACAATCCAACAACGGGGAAATTTGAATGATTGCGGTAAATCTCCCAGACGGTCGCGTTCTTCAGTTTCCTGATGGCACAGACCAAGCAACAATGAAGAAAGCCATCGACAGCCTAATCATGCGTGAGCGTGCTGATGCTGCGAAGGCTGGCACATTGCAGTTGCAGCCCGGATCAGCCGAGCGTGCTGCCGCGATGAATGAAATGGCGATGAAGGCCATGGACGTCCAAAACTTGCCGCCGCAAGAGCAAACTGCTCGACTATTGTTTGGCAGTGGCAACAAACCATGGTCGCAAATAGGACTTGAGCAACTGGCTGGAACTGGTGCTGGCTTAACTCGCGGTGCGGCTGGTCTAATCGGTTTGCCGGGAACTGCTATGGATCTCATTAACACCGGAATGGAAAAAGTAGGCATTCTTGATAAACCAGCAACGCCAAGTCCGTTTTCTGGCGCAGCAATCCAATCTGCGTTGAATGATCTAACTGGCGGATATGTAAATTATGAAGCACCCGGCATTGCTGGCGACATTCTTGGCACTGGCGGTGAACTTCTTGGCGGCGGCGCTGGCGGAAAACTTGCTGCCGGTGGCGCTCTTGGCGCAACTGCATTGGGATATATAACAGAAGGAACGCCCATTGAACCATATGCTAAGTTTGTTGGAGCTCTAGGCGGCGGTTTGGCTGCAAACGGCGTAACTGGCCTTGTAACTGCCGTTAAGAACAACAAAGCAATCCGCTCCTTTATAGAAAAGCAGCCATCTGTTATTGAGCTCAAATCACAAGCTGGTGGTCTTTATAATGCCGCCCGTGCAAGTGGCGCTATGGCTGCTCCCGCTCAAGTAGATGACTTTGCCAACGGCCTAATGACTACCCTCAAGGATGAAGGTATGATTACGCCAAAAGGAAAAATGGCAGGATCATATCCAAAGATTTCAGATGCAATAAACTTAATTGACGATTATCGCGGAAGCCCAATGACGCCAACCGAAATGCTTCAGGTTCGTAAGTCATTTCAAGCTGCGGCAAGATCGTCTGATCCTGTTGAGGCTCGTCTTGGAACAATGATGATCCGTCAGTTTGACGACTTTACAAGTCCAATTGCTCCTCAGATTGCAGAGGCCAACAAAATCTATCGTGATGCCATGCAGGGTGATCTTATCGAAAAGACCATTGAACTGGCTGGCTCAAAAGCAGGGCAATTTACTGGTAGCGGATTTGAAAATGCGCTTCGGACAGAGTTTCGCGCTTTGGAGCGCAAGATTATCAAAGGTCAACTTACAGCCACACCAGATGAGTCTGCTTTGATTACTCGCATATCGCAGGGTGGATTTGCGGAAAACTTGGCTAGAGATATTGGGAAAGCTGCTCCGCGTGGAATTGTTTCAACAGGTTTGTCCGCTGGCGTTCCATTCTCTATTGGAAATGCCATTGGTGGCCCCGTATTGGGTGCTGCATTTAGTGCTGCAACCCTAGGCGCTGGAGAACTTGGTCGCAGGGTTGCCACTGGGCTTCAGACCAGAAACGCTGGCCTTTTGTCTGCTATAACGCGGTCTGGCGGAAAAATGCCAGCCGAGTTGGCCGCTGGAAAATCTACTCTTCCAGAAGTTATTCGTATTGCGCCCGGATTGCTGGCGCAAACTAATACACCAGAAGGTCGGAGATAACGAACATGGCAGTCAACGACATGAGCGAACCTAAACTTGTCACCGACATGGAAATTGACATGGTGATGATCGGTTTCGACGATGGGGAAGAACTTCCCGAAGTTGACGCGGCATTCAAACCGCTGACCGAGGACGAGATCGGCGGCATCGTGTCGCAGGCGGTTGCCGACGCCATCGACTTTATCGGCAGCGAGATTGCCGAACGCCGGATGAAGTCTCAGCGTTACTTTAACGGCGAAGTCGACATCGGCGAGGAAGTTGGCCGCAGCACGATGGTGTCAACCAAATGCCGGGATACCGTGCGTGCGGTCAAGCCGTCGATCCAACGCGTGTTTATGACGTCGGATCGCCCGGTTGAGTTTATCCCACAGGGGCCGGAAGACGTCGCATCTATGGAACAGGCCAGCACATATGCGGCGGCTAAATTCCGGCAGAGCAACGGCTACCAGATCCTGCGCGATGTCACGCACGATGCCTTGGTGAACATCACTGGGTTCACGAAGGCATACTGGTCGGAATACGATCAGGCCAAGATATTCACGTTTGACGATTTGGACGACGCGCAATATCAGGCCATCGTGTCTGCACCCGGCGCTGAAATTCTGTCGGAAGAGGCTCGCCCCGACGACGAGATGATTAAGATCATCCAGCAGCAGGTAGACGAAGGCCAGCAGATCGCCCAACAGGCTGCCGCTGCCGGTCAGCAGATTGATCCGGCTCAATTGCCGCAGATGCCTGACCCGTTGCCGCAATTGCATGACGTGCGGATTATCCACCGCAGTCCGACGGGCAAGATGTGTATTGAAACCATCCCGCCGGAAGATTTCTTCATCGACCGCAATGCACGCTCGGATACCGATTTCTATGTGATCGGCCACCGCACCGAACTTCGTGCCGGCGATGTCATCGCCATGGGCATCGACGAGGAACTTGTGCTGACCCTAGACAGCGTGTCTGCCACCGACACCCGCGATCAGGAAGATGAGGAACGCCGGGGCTACTCAATCAACCGCAACGAAACTGAAAGCGCCGCAGATCCGGCCATGAAGCAGGTGACGATCACCGAGGCTTACATGCGGATTGACGCCGACGGCACGGGCACGCCGATCCTGCACAAGTTTATCCTTGGCGGCTCGGCCTACAAGATGCTGACCTATGAGCCTGTGGATGACCACCCGTTCGCCGGATGGCACGTTGACCCTGAGCCGCACACATACTTTGGCCGCAGCTTGGTCGAAATCATTGAGCAGGATCAGGATGCGGCTACGGCCATCATCCGTGGCATCTTGGATAACGTGCAGATGACTAACAATCCCCGGATTGAAGTGGTCAAAGGCATGGTTGAAATTGAAGACCTGCTGAACAACGAAATCGGCGGCATCGTGCGCGTCAGCCAGCCCGGTATGCTGCGCGACCTAGCCGTGCCATTCGTGGCGGGCCAAACCTTGCCGGCGTTGCAGTATGTCGACCAGATGGTGGAAATGAAGACCGGCGTTACGCGGGCCAGCATGGGGCTAGATGCTGACGCCTTGCAGTCAACTACCAAGGCAGCCGTGACGGCCACTGTAAGCGCCGCTGCGGGTCAGGTTGAGGTTATGGTAGCCAACCTTGCCTACACCGGCATGCGTCGCCTGTTCGGCCAGATCCTGCGCCTGATGGCAACACATTCAACCAAGGCCGAGATGCTGCGGATCAACGGCAACTATGTGCCTATGGATCCCCGCGTGTGGGATACCGATCTGGACTGCGAAGTTAACGTCGGTCTGGGGACGGGCCGCGAAGAGCAAAAGACGGCCATGCTCGGCCAGATCCTGCAACTTCAACTGCAAACCATCCAAACCTACGGGCCGGCTAATCCGCTGGCCGGGTTGCCACAGTTGCGCAATACGCTGGCCGACATCACGGCAGTCAACGGCATCCGCAACATCGACCGCTACTTCCTGCCGCAGCAACCCGCAGCAGCCCCGCAGCCACAACAGGCTGGCCCGCAGCAACCACAGCAAGGTGATCCGGCACAGGCGATGGTTCAGGCTGAAACAATCAAGGCTCAGGCTAAGATTGCGTCCGATCAGCAGCGCATCCAACTTGATTTCTACAAGGCTAAGATGGCCGACGACTTGCAGCGTGATCGCATGGTGCAAGATATGGAAATCGCCATGGCGCAGATCGCCGGCAAGTACGGCATCGCCTTGGACACGGCTGCCATCAAGGCCCAACAGGCCGCCACCGTCTCCATGCCAGCCGTCCAGCCGCAGCCGCAAATGCAGCCGCAACAGCCTGACATGATGGGCGGCATGTGATGGATGTGACCCAACGCGCCCAGCGTGCAAAGCTACTTTTGGAAGATCCCCTTCTCAAAGAGGCTTTTGATGTGTTAAGATGCACAGGTCAGGGTTTTTACCAGCGATGTGTGCAGCCCTGAACAGTTGACTGAAGCGCATCGGATGGTCCGTGCGCTAAAAGCGTTGCAAGTGCATCTTGCCTCTATCGTGACCGACGGCAAGATGTTCGACCATCGCAAAGAGAAAGGGCAGCACCGTGGTTGACACGACTGCAAACGACGGAAGCATTGACGCCGTAGCGGCCAGCCTCATTGAGATGCCGGCCGAAAAGGTCAAAGAAGAAGAAACCGTAGACTTGGAGCAGCCCGAAGAGGACGACGCACAAGACCAAGTTGAAAGTGAAGATACGGCAGCCGAAGAGGTTGACGAAAATTCGGATGAAGGCACAGACGAAGAAGACGCGGAAGCCGACGAGGAAGCACCTGCCGAGCAACTGTTCACCGTAAAGGTTGACGGACGCGACCAGCAGGTTCCCTTGAACGAACTACTCCGGGGCTATTCGGGACAGGCATACATCCAAAAGGGCATGAAGGAAGTTGCATCGGCTCGCCAAGAGACGACGGCAGTTTACGAAGCCCTGCAAGCCGAACGCCAACAGTTGGCACAAGTCTTTCAGGCGGCTCAATCTGGGCAAATCCCAATGCAGCCGCCGTCGATGCCGAGTGAAGAACTGCTATCTAAAGATCCCATCGGTTATCTCGAAGCCCGCGTCAGGTTCGACAAGGAACTTTTAAGCTACCAGAATGCCCAAGGTTTGCGGCAGCAACTGGAAGCCCAAGATGCCGAAAACAGAATGCAGTCACATCGTGCCTACCTCGCGGAACAGCAACAGCAACTCGCTCGCGCCATCCCCGCACTTGCAAAGCCCGAAACGGCGGCAAAGGTAAAGCAGGATTTGATCAACGCTGGAACCCAGATTTACGGGTTTGGGATTGACGAGTTGGAGGGGGTCGCCGACCACCGCCTGCTGCGTGTCCTGCACGATGCCGCACAATATCGCCGCATTGTTTCGGGAAAGGCAGCCGTCGAGAAGCAGGCACAGCAGCAACAGCGGACCCCGGTGATTAAGCCGGGAGCCAAACCTGCGGCACAGGCATCAAAGAATGTGACCAGCGAGAAGGCTAAGGCTCAGATGAAGCGCACCGGGAACGTCGACGATGTCGCACGTTTTCTCCTGAGTTAAACCCAATCTAAGGAGCAGCCAAAATGGCCGTTAACGCAAATACCAACCAGACCTATGGCGTCACCACGATCCGCGAAGATCTGCAAGATGCTTTGGTGAATATCTCGCCCATGGACACCCCGTTCATGACGGCTATCGGTCGCAAGTCGGTGTCGAACACCTACTTCGAATGGCCGGTCGTCGATCTGGCATCGCCCGCCGCCAACCGTGTGGTTGAAGGCGAAGCATCGCCCGGCAACGACGCCGCGACCAACGCCATCCGTCTGTCGAACTACACGCAAATCAGCGACAAGGTTGTCGAAGTTTCCGACACCGCCGACGCTGTGAACGGTGCAGGCGACGCACAGACGCTGGCCAAGCAGATCGCATTCAAGTTGAAAGAACTGAAGCGCGACATGGAACTGATGCTGCTGTCGAACATCGCAGCGTCGGCTGGCTCGACCTCGACCGCCCGTGCCACCGCTGGCCTGCCCGCGTTCCTGACCTCGAACGTGTCGCGTGGCACTTCGGGTGCATCCGGCACGCTGTCTGGCACAACCGCTGGCTACCCCAACGCAGCAGCTACCGACGGCACGGCTCGCGCCCTGACCGAAGACATGCTGAAGACCGTTATCGCATCGGCTTGGAACAACGGCGCGGAGCCTACCATCGTCCTGTGCGGATCGGCTGTGAAGCAGAAGATCTCTTCGACCTTCACCGGCTCGGCCACCAAGTATCAGGACATGACCGCGACCAAGACCCTGTCGGCGGCCATCGACATCTACGTTTCCGACTTCGGCACGCTGCAAATCGTTCCGTCGCGTTTCTTGGAAACCCGCACCGTGGCAGCCCGCGACGTGTTCGTTCTGGATCCGAACTACGCCCGCGTTGCCTACCTGTCGAACGTGTCGCAAAAGCCGCTGGCCCGCACCGGCCACTCTGAGCGTCGCCTGATCGCCGTGGAATACGGCCTGCAAGTCGACACCCAGAAGGCCCACGGCGTCATTGCCGACATCAACGGCGCACTCTAATCTAACATCAGGTGACGCTGCTACGGTGGCGTCACCTACCATCACAGGGGAATGCAAATGAAGATCAAAATCACCACCGCCCGTCAGCCTTGGGTCAACGGCAAGCCTCACGACATGGACGCAGAGGTCGAAACCAGCGACGAGGAAGGCCAAGCCATGATCGCCGCAGGCTTCGCCGTTGCCATGGACGAACCGCGCCGTAAGGCCCGCTCTGAGGCTGTCTAATGGCATACGATGTAAAGCAAACCATCGTTGAGCAGGACGGCAAGGTTATCATTAGCCGCCATCAGGATGTCAAAAGCCTGCTGGACGACAACGCCCGGCTGGCATCGTTCGCACCCAGCGCACATGGTGACGCTAAATTTCGCCTTGCCGGACGCATCCCGTTGGTCGTGGCAGAGCAATGGTCAGCCGAATGCGGCGAAGCTATCGGCACGCAGGGTTTTGCTGTATATGTTAAGAAGAAGTTGCTGGACGGCGACTTTGCCAAATTGCGCGTGAAGGGGTTCTGACATGGCCGACGAAGCGAACACGCCGAACCATCGTTACTACAAGCCGGAAAACAACATCCCTCTGCCGAATAACGAAATCTCGAAAACCATTATCACGGCGGCAGCTATCGTTAAGATTGACGCACACATCGCCTTGCTGGTATCTCAGCGAGCCTAAGTTTGGCTGCGGTTAAATTCCTCAAGCATTTGGGCCGCCATGCGCAACAGGTCCGGGTTGTCTTTGAAACCGCCCAGACCTCGGTTGCAGTGTGTGCATAGGATGAAACGGACAACCTTAGTTTTGTGGCAGTGATCTAGCTGCCAGCCTTTCGGATTGCCCGGATTATCGGTTTTACAAATGGCGCAGACACGCCCCTGATCGTCAAACATTATTCCCCATTGAGCCTTTGTGAAGCCTGACCCCTTGGCGCGTTTTCGGAAATTTGTTTCCTCGCGCCAAGCTGGGTTTTCGGCATTTTTCTTGCGTTTAGCCTCACGATCACATGCTCTAACCTTGTCAGGGTATTTAGCAACGTATCGCCTTCTTGCCGACCGCCAGATTTCTCTTTGCTTATCGTCGGCCATTTGGCTCCATCAGCCAACGGGGCGTGGCATGGGCCTAGGTGATACCACAATTTGGTCAGTGTAGATACACCGCATGACTAAGTATCGCATTTCATTCTCATTTGCCAATGCGATGGCTTCGTCCATCAGATCGCCGCAGATCATATAGGTCGGCACATTGTAACCAGACTGCGACCCGTCGATCCATGTGATCAGTAGGATGGCAAGTAGTTTCATTTCGTTTTCTCCACATAAGCCTTGATTGCGTTTGCCACGCGTTTTTGGCTGATTTCACTGCCGTTGACCAAAGCCTTCCCCAAATACGTCCGACCGAAACCCAAGGCCACGCTGGCAGCGGAAATCGACGGGAAGGTAAAGCCGTTTAGGGTGATTTGCTTTTTTCGTTGTTTGCCCGTGCCGACGGCGTCAATCTTGCCGCGATTAAGTGCCGAATAGATTGCATCAACTCGCACATCATGTGCCTCTGCCGCCGCTTTAGCATTCGGGTATGTCACGCCTCTAATCTTAATCAGCATTGCTGTTCGCCTTTTGCTTTGCGTAGATGAAGTCGATATGCTCCTCGACCTGATCCCACGCCTCTTGGATTGCTGGTGTGCCTTCGTTGCGGATAGCTTTGCGTAAGGCGTTTACTTGGTTGAACATCTTGATCACGTTCCGTTGTCCGTATTTGTCGGTCACTCAAAACTCCAATAGGCAGCCCGCACCTTGTCGGCTGTTTCAATGCCATACTTTACGCTGGTATTCAGGTCATCCCGCAAAATGCGGTTGCAGATCGTGCGCACTCTCTCCGGCCTTAAGCCGACATGCCGAGCCGTCTTGGTCGCACCATATTGTATCCGCAGCCGCAATATCCGCAGCACCTGCGCGTCATCTTCACGGCTGCTTTGCTGGACACTCATTCGTCAACCCCGTCGACAAAATCACGTTCGTTAACCGCATAAAACGTGCGACGGTAAATCTGCCCACGCCGGGCCATCTCCTGCATCTTTGCCACGACGCTGGCTATTGGGTAGTCAATCGCGTCGGCAATGTCTTCAACCGTAGCCATGCCGCCGTCCTGCAAATCGGCCATGATCATGTCGGCCAGATCCGACCCCATGGTGACGGATGCGTTTGCATGACTGTCAACCCGATCCAACCTGATCGCCATCCATGGGGTCTTTTCGGGCATCGCTGTATTCTCAATCAATATAGCTTTAAACCTATCCCCCACATTGGCATCCAGCAGCGCCGTGATTTTGGCCGGGATGAACACGGCTTGATTGCTGTCAACCGTCGTGGCGAATGCCGTGCCGGTGGCAAGCCTGTTGATAACCATGATTTCAGATGTTTGCATTATCGTCCCCTGCGGCCAACGCAATCAGCGCGGCCTTACGTTGTTCAGCTTGTTGTATTCTCAGTCGAAGCATGTCGATCTCCTCGCCAACCCATGCGATGTTAGCCTGCGTGCCGTAGCGGGCCTGTAGTCGCTGGATGTCGGCGCGGTGTAGGGCAATGACAGCATTCCAGTCTGAGATGGTGTATTGGGCCTGCATGGCTTTGTATGAGGTTTCCATCACTGCCACCCAAAGCCATAGAGTAGAAACCACAAGCCGGGGATCATGGCGAACAGGCACAAACAGCCGATCAAGTCTTCAAGAAATTCACGCATTGGGTTTTCCTTTGGTTGCTAGTGCCACAAGTGTTATGCGCTGACGCAAATCCCGTCAAGAACAAAATGATGCGTTGACGCAAATAATTTCGCTTGACCGCATCTGCGCCGCCGCATAAGGTTGGCATCTTACGACAGGAGTTGACCATGATCTATACCGTGGACGAACTGAAGCGACTGATACCGAAGAACGAGATTGCCGACGCGGCTCGGTTCTGCGGCATGTCATATTCGTCGTTGTGGCGGATATGGGAAGGCAAACAAGAGCCGAGGGAAGGAACCTTGGTTATCCTCAAGTCCTATGTGGAGACAATCTATGACCCGCGCTGAAATCCTTGACACGGCAAAAGAGTATGTAACCAAAGACCGCGCAGTCACGCACGGCGATGCCAGACGCAACTTCGGCCTGATCGCGGCTTACTGGTCGGCTCACCTTGATGCCGAAGTGTCTGCCAGTGATGTCGCCGTGATGATGACGCTGCTCAAGATGGCCCGCCTCAAGTCGAATGTCGGCAACCTTGACAATTGGGTCGATGGTTGTGGATTTCTGGCTTTGGGTGGTGAGATTGCGGCGGGTGATGCATGACCCGCCTGATCGGCATTGATCCGGGCAAGCAGGGCGCATTCGCCGTCATGGACGATTACGACGGCACGCTGTCGGTCAAGACATTCGACATGCCGGGAACCTTAGACGGCAAGCGGCAGCTTATCAGCGACATCGGCGTCGTTAAGTGCGCATGGCTGGAACGCCCATTTTTCCCGCGCATGATCGGCATAAAGAACGCCGTGACCATCGCGGTGGCATACGGCGAACTGAAAGCGTGCCTGTTTTTCGCTGGCGTGCCGACGTTCGAGGTTGACCCAAGCACATGGAAAAAATCCATGCACCTGTCGACCGACAAGAGTGCCAGCCGTGCGTTGGCAAGCCAATATTTCCCCGACGCCGCCGATCAGTGGGCTCGGGTGAAAGACGATGGAAGAGCCGAAAGTGCATTGATCGCTTATTTTGGGTGGAGGAAAAAATGAACTGGCTGAAAAAATTGTTTAGCAAGGACGAACCCGTGCGCGTCTACATCACCGACAAGCGGACGCCCGAACAAGAAACGATGTGGCGAGAGCAGAAGCAGATTAGGGCGCTGTTGGGTTTTGAGGAAGGCGACAGCCACCAAAACTGGCTACGTCTGCACCAGATCATGTTGGACCACGAAAACCGTATGAAAGCCTTGGAGACACGCGATGCAAGTTGACCTGACCAACGAACAATATCACGCACGGCCAGAGATCAGCAGTAGCGATGTCAAAGCCGTTGCGTTGAAATCCCTGCTGCACTGGAAGAACAAAGTCTACAAATCCAGCCCAGCTTTTGACCTCGGCACGGCGGTTCACGCCATGCTGCTTGAGCCCGAAAAGGATTTGATCATCCGTGGGCCGGAAGATCGCCGGGGCAACAAATGGAAAGAACTGAAGCTGGCCGCTGACATCGACGGCAAGCTGCTGTTGACAGAGGCAGACTTCGATCTGGCGCAGGCAATTTCTGCCGCCGTGGTAGCCCATCCGGCAGCCAATGCGTTCTTCGATTACAAAGACATGATCGCCGAGGGTAGCTTCTTTGCCAGCGACCCGCAGACAGGCGTCAAGGTAAAATGCCGGCCTGATGGCTTTATCCCCAGCATCGGCATGCTGTTCGACATCAAGACGACGCAGGACGCATCGCCGGCCAACTTCCCGCGTGACGTGCGCAAATATGGTTACGATCTCCAAGCCTCATTCTATCGGCGCGTCATGCGTCTGCACACCGGCGGCGATGGCATGGAGTTTTACTTTATTTGCGTGGAGAAAGAATATCCGCACGCCGTATGCGTCCACACGCTGACCGAAGATTACCTTGCCGCAGCCGATCTCAAAGTTACCGAGACGCTGCACAAAATTGCGAATGCCGAGGCCGGAAACGACTTTCAAACTGGCTGGCCCCTGTGTAACGTGATTGACCTGCCCCGCTGGCAGTTTGAACAACCCGAAGAAGACGTGTTTACAGATTTCTAAACCTGCTATCCAAGGAGAACACCATGGCAGACAATTCAGACTTCAAGAAAGTGCTGGCGAAAAACGTCACACTCCAGTTTCCCAAGTTGAACGGAACCTACCGCTTCAACACGCAGACACAGCGCAGCGAACCTTGCGCACCCACGGCAAGCAATGCCGCATGGTCCGTCGCATTCGACATGACCGAAGCGGACGGCAAGGCGCTGTATGCCGATCTGAAAGCGCACTATGCCGAATGCCGCACACGCAACACGAAGATGCCGGAATTTAAAACGGTCTTCGGGGCCAAACGTCTGAAAGACAAAGACGGCAACCCCACCGGCATGATGCAATTCTCGGCCAAACGTAATGGCACGAAGAAAAACGGCGACAAAAACGAAGCGCCCACCGTTATCGACGGCGAGAAGAATGCCATGACGCGGTTAGATTTCTGGGGCGGATCGGTCGGCACTGTGCGTGCGTGGGCCGTCGCCGTTGTCGACCCAGACGGCCAAGGCGGCATCAGCTTGCTGCTGGACGCCGTGCAGGTCACCGAGGCTAAATACGGCGACGCCGCCGGCATGGATGATTTCGACACCGTTGAAGTTAAGAAGCCGGACGTTGACCCGTTTGAAACCGTGGCATACACGTCGCCGCCGTTGCAGGCAAAGCCGAAGGCAGCCGATCTGGACGACGAAATTCCGTTTTAAATAAAAAGCGGCCCGGTTGGGGGAGGAACCAACCGGGCCAGTCAAACTATGCAGAGCAGGGAGAACACTCGCACCATGTTTATACAGCATCTATACATACCCTACAACACCTTGTGCATTCATGAGTGACATCCGCTTCCTGATGGCCGCCGGCAGTTACTTCACGCTTATCGACAAGCCAGACCAAACTTACCCCGGCATATCATGGCCCGACATCGTCAAGATGGTCAAAGCGCCGCAAGCCAAAGACAAAGCCGACGCCGACTTCTTCATACCGTCGACATACCGAGCCAGCGACGGCAGATCGCACGACGCCCAGCGCGAACGTGGGTTGTTCCGCATGCTTGCCCTAGACGTCGACCAAGGCAACCCCAGCAAGCAGGACGTCATACAGGCCGTCAGAGACGTGCTGGGCGATGTCAGCATGATCGTCTACTCGTCTGCGGGGGCAAGCATAGACAAGCGCAAGTGGCGTGTCCTGCTACCGCTGGCCGTCCAAATATCGGGTATCGACTACGAGTATATACAATCGGCATTCTTCGACCTGATCCGCCAACACGGGATAACCCCAGACGGCGCACTGGCACGCTGCGGCCAGCCGATCTACTTACCCAACGTGCCCATGTCAAAGCGTGGCCCAGATCTCAAGCCGCTGTTCTACGATTACGAAATCGTTCGCGGGGCAAACGTATTCTTGACCGACGCCAACCCGATCATGCAGGAAGTCGAACGCCGTGAAGAACAGCGCAGACTTGCCAACGAGCAGGCGGACGTGGCCCGACGCCAACGCGAACAGCAGCGAGCCGAACGCCGCCTGCAGCATCCCAATGACGCAAACCCGGTCGACGTATTTAACGAGGCCCACGACATCGGCGACCTATTGCTGAAATACGGTTATGAGCGTCGCGGATCGTCGCCCCACTACAGATCGCGTTACCAATCGTCGGCCAGCTTCGCCACCCAAAACTTCGGCACGCACTGGGTCAGCCTGTCAGGTTCGGATGCAGCCGCCGGTGTTGGCCGATCTAAAGCCATGGGCGACAACGCATACTGCTTTGGCGACGCGTTTGACCTATTTACACATTTCGAACATAGTGGCGATTTCAAGGCTGCCGTGCGTGCTTATGGTATAGAAATTACACCTGCACCGCCGCCACCGTCCGACGTTCCTAAATCGCCGCTAGAAGATTTCGACTACGTTCAACCGACGCAACTGGATCACATCGGCGACGCGCAGCCAGAAAAAGATTACATCGACATACCTATGGGCGACAAAGAGCCGCCGACCCCGGCAGCCGAGTGGCCCGTGCCGTATAAGGTCAAGATGGGGGTCGACATACCGCCGCGCCGGTGGATCTACGGCAACCATTACTTGCGTGCATTCGTCAGCCTACTGGCGTCCGCCGGCGGCATCGGCAAGACCAGCCTACAGATCGTGGAAGCCCTGTGCATATGCCTTGGC